CTGGTTAGCGTATTTTCGTGCAGACCAAAACATTATTGATCTCTCCAGAACAGAGAGAGAGTCCGTACTACTACTCCGAAAAAGCAAATACGGGTTCAGTCACCTCCCCAAGTGGATGGTTGAACGTGGACCTAAATCACTAGTCGAACACCAGCAACGCATGGGGTTTGCCAACGGATCACAGATTGTATCCCTCCCTTCAGCATCAGATCCCGCCCGTGGAGAGTCCGCCACCCTCATCGTGGTCGATGAATGGGCATTCCTACCATCCCCCGAAGAAGCATGGAGTTCCATAGAACCAGTAGCCGATGTCGGTGGCCGCATCATTGGGCTGAGCACAGCTAACGGTTCAGGAAACTTTTTTCACCAACTATGGGTTGGCTCAACAACAGGCTCCAACAAATTTGAGTCAATGTTTTATCCCTGGTCAGCAACCGAAGACCGCGGTGATGCCTGGTATCAGGAAAAGATTGAGTCAATGCTGCCCTGGCAGCTTGCTCAGGAGTATCCGACAACGCCCGAAGAGGCGTTCGTTAAGTCGGGTAATCCTGTTTTTGATCTCGACATTTTGGAAGAAATGTCGAGACAGACCACCTTTGGAGAAACAGGTTATTTAAGCCGCAATGGTTCAGTTATAGAGTTCCGAACATGAGCTTAGAAGTTTGGGAGCCCCCAGTTGTTAATAATGCTTACGTCATAGGAGTGGATACAGCCGAGGGGTTAGGCCACGGCGACTACAGCGTTATCCAAGTCCTAAACGTTGGAACAGGAAACCAGTCAGCTATCTGGCATGGGCACATAGCACCAGATCTCCTAGCTGAAGAAGTCATGGCTGTAGGCAAGTGGTACTACAACGCTCTGTGCTGCGTGGAGTCCAATAACCACGGTTTAACAACCATCACAGAACTACGCCATTTGGGGTATCCGAACCTGTTTCGGAAACGACAACTCAATAATGTGAACAACCGAATTGGTCAAGAATACGGTTGGAAAACTACTCGAACATCTAAACCTTTAATGATTGATGACCTGAGTTCCGCATTGCGGAACAGCGAGTTACGAATTAACGACCGAAACACCATCGGAGAGTTACGCACCTTTGTGCGTAACGACCGAGGATCAATGTCGGGGTCCCCATATGATGACCGAGTTATGGCGTTAGCGTTAGCAAACCAAATGCGTAAATATGCTTACGAACCTGAGTATGCACCAGAGGTAAACGATTATTGGACGGTGAACTGGTTTGCCCGACTTGCAGGGGTAACTGAAGAATCCTCCACAACCAACATCGGAGCGTATACAGTTCGTGGGACACGATAATCTTCATATAGAGCATGTTCTACAAGGAAGGGCTGTAATGGCTAAATTTGTTTCGCAGACTAGCGGGACCCAAACTGTTGATGGGGCAAAAGGCAAGAACGGTAAAATGGAACGTGGTTCCAGCGTTGTTGCTAATCCTATTTGGTCCCCTGGTGGGCCACAGTCCCCCGATCAACGGATGAAAGACTCTAAGTACGCCAACCAAACGGGTGGCTACGGTCAAACTGGTGTTCGAGAAACTCCCGAAAATCAGCACGGAACTACTGGCAAAGTGGAACCTGGGGAACAACCCGATTTTCGCGGCCATAACGCTGGCTGATCTATGGCCGTCTTGCCAGACGGAGCAACTTTCGAGGAATTTACTGCCTACGTCCTAAACAGGCGTGGTGCAGTTTCCTTGAAAGAACTCCGAGAGCTTTACGAGCGACGGCTCCGCCTGAAGTCGGTTACCGTATCGACTGGTCAGGGCTTTCAATCTTCATTGCCCCCTGAAGAGCGGGGGCTTACAAAGCGTGAACGGGAATCCAAAGCTCACGCTGAGGTTAAAGCTTCAGGACGCAATTTTGAGAAATTGCCAGAGAAAGCACAGTTCTAAATATGCCTCGGAAAACTCGACAAGAGCTACACGAAGAATACATTCAGAAAATTGATAAATGTGAGCGTTGGAGAGAAGCAGAGGGCTTTGAGCAAACCTGGCGTCGCCTTAATGATCTTTACCGTGGCAAACACTGGCCTGCAACAACGTCAACAAAACATGATCTGATAGCAGTCAACTTGGCATTCAGCACAATCAATGTGATTGCGCCGAGTGTTGCTGTGAACTACCCCAAAATAGTTGTTCAGGCAACAGATGCTGCCGATAATGATCGGGCAGCATTTGTTGAGGCTGTCGCTAACTACCTTTGGAAACATCACGATTTCCGTACGCCCTTTCGTTCAGCAGTCAAAGATTTTCTTATCTTTGGGCATGGCTGGGTCAAAGTCGGTTGGAAATTTGTTGAGCAAGAACAATCTGTTACCGAATCAGAACGAGATGCGTTAATTTCGCAAGCTATCAATGAGGTAGACCAGTTTGCGATGGAGTCGCCTGAATTAGCAGGCGATCTCCCAACCGACGAAGATCTCATGGCAAACATTCCTTCAACCCTTATGCGTGTCGTTGAAGACCAACCCTTCGTGGAACGTATATCGCCTTTCGATGTGTTCGTTGACCCTGCAGCTACCTGCATGGGCGATGCCAAATGGATCGCCCAAAAAATTGTTCGTCCCCTCGAAGAAGCCCAAAACGATCAACGATATAAACCATCTGTTCGTAAACGGCTTTCCTCTGACGGCGGCTACTCCAAACCAGGTGACTTCTCCGATAATCGCAACGAATTTGTTGGCGATCAAGTAACTATCTGGGAATTTTATGACATTTCTGCCAATACGTTGGCAGTTTACGGGGCTAACTCGTCAGAGTTTCTTATCGATCCGATGCCGATGCCGTACGCCTACGGTCAACCCTTTGTGATGCTTCGCAACTACGAGGTCCCTGATCGGTTCTACCCAATCGGAGATTTAGAATCCATCGAATCTTTGCAACTGGAACTCGACAAAACTCGTAGCCAGTTGATGAACGACAGAAAACGGTATGCAAGAAAATACCTCTACCACGAACGTTCATTTGGGCCTGAAGGTCGAGAAGCCCTTGAATCCGAAGACGATGGCCGACTAGTTCCCGTTGTAGACGAGAACAAACCACTTCAAGATGTGGTTGTTCCAATGCCACAAATCCCGATTAGCCCAGAAATTTACAACTACTCAAACATTATCGAAAACGATATAAATACGGTAAGCGGCATTAGTGAATACGCCCGTGGGGCTATGCCCGAGATTAGGCGTACAGCTACTGAAGCTTCAATCGTCGCTGATGCCCAAAATGCTCGATCTGCAGACAAGTTAGCAATCATTGAACTCGCTATTTCGGCTCTTGCCCGTCGTGTACTCCAACTCATGCAACAATTCATGACTGGGGACCACATGGCCCGTATCTCAGGTAAAGGTCAAGACCTATTTGTCGAATACAACCGTGAAGATATCGTCGGAGAATACGATTTCTCGGTTCAAGCAGGTTCGACTCAACCGATGAACGAAACTATTAGGAAACAACAAGCAATTAGTTTGATGAACGCTGTCGGTCCCCTCGTGGGAACAGTCATTGACCCTCAAGCGTTAGCTGTTCACGTATTGGAATCAGGTTTCGGGATCAAAGACCCCGAAAAGTTCTTGATACAACAGCCCGATGCACAAACAATGGCCGAAGAAAACCAAGTATCGCCTGATGCTGCGGCTGCAGGCGGAATGCCTCCCCAAATGGGTGGAGTACCTGCTCCACCAGTCGAAGGAGGCGCTTTTGCGCCCACTGGAGGAGTCCCACCAGAGCTTTTAGCCCAATTACAAGGACAAATGGGCATGGAACTCCCCTCTCTGTGATGGGACACAGCTATATTCTTATAGGAGCAACTCGTTGAAGACTCCTAGGAGGGGCTAGTGCCCGAAGAAACCGAAGTAGAACTGGAATCCACAGAAGTCGTGGACAATCTTGACGCTTCACAAGAAACCGAAGTTGACGAAGGACCTGCAGTAGACGAGCAAACGTACACCATTAAGGTGGACGGCGAGGAAATGCAGATACCCGAAAGTGAACTTGTAAATGGATACCAGCGTCAAGCGGATTACACCCGCAAAACGCAGGAATTATCCGCTGAACGTGACCGTTTGCAACAAGCCGAAGCGATTGTATCCGCTCTGGAATCAAACCCAGAAGAGACACTAAGAGTTTTAGCTCGTTCTTTTGATTTGGACACTCCTGTCGCACAAGCGACGGAACCCGAAGAGTGGGAGGAGCAAGATCCGACCGCTCAAAGACTAGCTAGCCTCGAACAAAAAATCGAACGGCAAGAATCAAACCAACGTCAGCAAGCCGTAGAAAGCGAAGTCCAAAGGTTGCAAGGAATGTACGGAGAATTTGATTCTCGGGAACTTCTGAACCATGCGTTGAAGAATAAGATATCTAATCTTGAAGCAGCATTCACCCACTGGCAATTTAACGATGTTAAATCGACAGCGGACAAGCTACAGAAAGAACAAGACATCACAACTCAGAAACGTGAAGCAGCCGTAGTTACTGCAGGTGGGTCAACCCAAGCGGGAACCCAACCAAAGCCTGAAGGAAAAGCTGGCAGTATCAGGGAAGCGTTTGCTTTGGCAAAAAAACAATTAAGCACTTGACCTTTTAGGAGCAAACCAAATGGCTGGAAATACCAGTTTCGATGAGATTCTGACAACGACTCTCAACAACTACATTCCTAAATTGACTGACAACATTTTTTCTGCTCGTCCACTGTTCTATGCGTTGACCAACGGTCAAACCATGAGAACTGTTAGCGGCGGCGCAAAAATTATTGTTCCAGTTATTTATGGAAAAAACACAACTGCACAATCGTATGCAGGCACTGAAACCATTCTTACTGCAGCCCAGACAGGCATTTCGGCTGCTGAGTATAACTGGGGACAGTATGCGGCAACGGTAACAATCAACGGCATGGAAGAAGCCAAAAACAACGGCGAAGCTCAAATCATTGATCTTCTCGAAGGCAAAATCTTCCAGACCCAGGAAACCATTATTGAGAACATGAACACCATGTTCCACGGTGATGCGAACCGAGCGGGAACCGCCAAATCGACAGACTGGAACGGCCTCGCGAACATCGTTGACGGTTCTTTCTTGACAGCTAACACATTGGGTGGAATTGACCCAAGTGCGGCTGCCAACGTCAACGAATGGTGGGCATCTAATGAGGTTGCTCTCGGTGGCGCTCTTACGACCGCTGCTATGGCAACGTCATACAACAACGTTTCAGTCGGCAATGATCAACCAACGATCATAATGACGACCCAAGCGTTGTATGAGAAGTATGAAGGACTGCTCACCTCCAATATCCGTTACACGGATACTGACATGGCTGATGCTGGCTTCCAGAACCTCATGTTCAAAGGTGCTCCTGTAACCTTTGACGGAGCAACACCCACTGGCGTGGTGTACTTCTTGAATACGAAGTACCTCCAGCTAGTACGTCACTCGGATGTTTGGTTCAAACCGACACCATTCGTGCGACCAATTGAAAAAGATGCTGTGTTCTCACAGATTCTTTGTTACGGGCAATTGACTTGTTCCAACCGAGCAAGGCAAGCCCTCATCACAGGCGCAACCTGATAAACGTGGTGCCGCTCGACGGGGTGAGGGTTTCGGCTCTCACCCCGTCTAAGAGTTCTGAGGATTCATGGGTAGAGAACTAGCTTTAGGATACGGAACAAATCGAAGAGTATCTGGTGACCCAGGCAAGGACCATACGGCTGCTTTGCCTCGTAACGAATACTTTGGTAGTCGTAACGTGCGTGCGGTAAACGCTGATCTGCCATTTCAAGAACCAGAGCCTTCAACCTGTTCCGCTACTACAAAAGCTGGTGATCCTTGCAAAGCTCGCCCCGCTGAAGGGGAAAGTCTTTGTACTTTCCATAAGGAGTAGCGGTGCAGATAGAAGAAATGCGAGCGTACATCAGAAGCGTTGTAGAAATCGATAGCAGCGACATCTCCGATGATGTGCTCAACCGTTTCCTGGGAGAAGGCTACGATCAAGTTGTTTACAGCGAAAAACGTTGGCCCTGGTACGAAGTTTCTTCGACCTTTGACACAGTTGCATCCACCTCTGACTACACACTTGCTGCCGTTGGTGCATCTATCACCAACGGTTTAAGAGAAATTCAATCTCTTCGCTCAACTGAGCAGGTACTTACTTTCCTGGGGCGAGATAACGGAGATATTGTCTACCCAATCGACTCCGCCAGTAGCGGTCTTGTCTATTACTGGAGTTTTTGGGCCGAGACTGTTCGGTTGTATCCAACACCATCTTCGGCTCAAACAATTCATGTAAGGGGATACAAAAACCCCACTGCGTTTGGTGCGGGTTCGGCAGATGGGACATCTCCTAGCGATTTCCCTGAACCTTTCCACATTGTGATTGCGACCTACGCAATCAGTCGAGCTTACGATCAGCAAGAAGACCCCGAAATAGCTGCAAATTATTTTCAGACTTTCGGAAGAGAACTTGACAACCTTAGGGCCAGGTATCTGGATTCTCCTGCGCCGCAACCATTAATTCTGAACACGATGAACGCTTCCAGATGGCGTTCTCAAAGCATAATGCCTGACCGTCTTCGTTATAGCTGGGAATAACAGATGACTCGTCCTGGTTTCAAACTCGAAATGCTG